TTTTGGGCAGCAAAGGAGGCGCAGAAAGCGGCTAAGGAAGAGGCCCGGATGGATCGGACCATGAAGCAGCTGCGCAAGCGCGAGCCTGAGGGATGGCCGCTAGAGTATTCGAACGCAGGGCAAGACATTGGCAAGCGCACTGGCTACTCCATCAATCGCACGCCAGAGGATATCCAACGAGAGTGGGACAAGCATGACTACAAGGATCTTGCCGACTTCGTTGAGTATAAGCGGAGGCCGACAACCAATCCGGATAAGAAGGAAGGGGAGGATGATCCAAACTTCCCCAATCTCAACCGTGGCAACCTAACTGTCGCGCCATTCCTTATGGACTCGACCGATCCACGGTACCGGATGAATATCAAGGATATGTCCACCGAGGACGCGAGGGCCGTGTTTGCTTCGGTGGAGAGCTTGCGCCACAATGCGCGTTTGGAAAAGACGGTCACTATTGGCACCGAAACTCTCGACCGTGATAAGTTCATTAAGGCTTTGGTTGACGAAGCACATAGAGTCTTTCGCACTGGCGAGGGGGTTGGCAAGGTTCGAGAGGTAAGTACGCCAGTTACCATTTGGGCTGGCCTACTCCAGATGGAAACGATGTGGAGGCGCTTGGCGCAGGGCGAGAAAGACAGCCCGTATATGAAGCTGAACAATATGCTGATGTCAGCTGGCAATCAGGTTAGTGAGTTGGAACGAACTTACTCGCCGAAGTTTAGAGACGTTGGCAAGTTTCCGACGAACATGATGAAGCCAATGGAGAACGATCTGTTCTTCGAGCCTAACGAACGTGGAGGCGATATCCCTGATACGCCACGGCGGATGACGGTGCGCAACTGGCTTGCGGTATTGCAGAATATGGGCAATCCAGACAACGCCGACGTGCTTGCGCGGGGCCACAATATCCCAGTCAAGGAGGGGGTGATAGATCAGTGGAAGAAGACCGGCTACAAAGTGGACATGCACCATCCCGTCATGGATCGACTGTTCAAGAATTTTGGGAAGGAGGACTTCGATCGCGCACAGAGACTTGGGGATTTATTCGAAGAGGTCTTTGAACTCTCAGAAAATACACTCTACAACCTTGGCGCTCGGCCGGGGCCGAGAATCGAGCTTATGCCGATTGAGACTCCTTGGGGGACCTATAAGGGGTGGTACCATCCACTTATCTATGACTCTGATCGACCAGCAATGTTCGCCACGGATGCCGAGGGTAAAGGAAAGCAAATCGGTGGTAGCCGGAAACTAATGGGCGAGGACCCTTGGGACGATGGATTCCACAAGCCAACTACTTCGCGGAGCTATCAACGCCAGCGTACTGGATATGCAGCTCCGCTACTGCTGAATTTCGACGCGGTGCCAGGGCGGCTTAAGCAGATGCTGAATGATATCGCTATGCGACCGGCGGTGAGCGAGGCATATAAGATCTTCACCGATCCTAGGTTTACGCTTGCCATCACCCATACCTATGGGCCCGAATACCGCAACCTACTGATGCCCTACCTTAAAGACATCGCAGGCCAGCGAAGGTATGTCGATCAGTTCCAGGCGTCGGCCGGAAGGATCTTTGAGTACTTCTATCAGAATGCAATAACCACGATGGTTGGCTTCAATCCCGGCACGGTGCTGAAGCACTTCCCCACTGCCTTGCAGACCTCAGCCGCCCAAGTTGGCACGGCAGCTTTCGCAAAGGAGTTCGCCAATACTTGGCTGAACCCGATGGGATGGGCGAACGTGCAGCTTGCACTATCGAAAAGCAATGAGATCCCACGCCGCGCGCGCAACTGGCGCGAGACGATGACTGGCGCGGCTGAGGACGTATTTCAGGGTGCCAGCGCACCGATGGTGTTTCTCGGCAAGAGCGACTTTGCTGCGCAGGCATCGAGTTGGTTGGAGAGGTTCCGGCAGACCCTTATCAAAGCTGCTGCTACGCCAGTGGCTTGGTCGGATATGGCATCGGTGGTGCCAATGTGGCTGGTGCGATATAAGGAAAATATCAGGGCTGGAATGGATGAGGGCGCGGCCATTGAAGATGCCGATGCTGCTGTGCGCGCAGCGCATGGTTCCACCGCCACTACCGCTAGACCTTACTGGATGCGCCAGGGCGTAGCTGCCCGCGCGACAATGCCATTCTATACCTTCTTCAACGACATGCTCCAGCGGCAATACGAAACTGCGTGGCGCGCGAAGGATGCGGCAAACTACCTCAAGGACGGCAACTACCAGCGTGGATTAGAGGAGATGCCAAAGATTGCTATGGGAATCTGGGCCTACTTCTTATTCCCTGCCATTGTGGAACAGGCAGTATCGCCGATTGTCTTCAACAAGGAGAGTTATGGTGAGATGGCCGCGGACATTATTGCGAATGACATCGCCTCCTCTTGGCCGATCGTCAGGGATGGCGTTCACGCATGGATGAGTGGACAGGATCCGACGGTATCAGTCTATGGCAGTGGTGCGATAGCAATGGCCCGACTTGGGCGGGATATCGCCAGAGGCGAGCATATGTTTGATCGCAACCGAATGGGGCAGAGCATCAAGCATCTTGCCACGGCGATTGGAATTGTAGGTGGCTATATGAACGCCCAAGAAGGTAGGTGGGGTGAAGCCGCCTACAATGTAAGCTCCGGTCGTGAACACCCAAGAGGGTTCGGCCAGTGGTATACTGAGTTTAGGATGGGCGATCTGAAGCATCCTGAGTACGTGATACCATTCTACAAACAACTGCATAGGAGAGGAATGGTATGATCGCGGTACTCTTGACACTGCTAACGCTAACTGCCCCTGATGGCAGGCCAATTACGCTCGATCTTACCACTGGCCTGGTCATCGTTCCGATCACTAGCCAAGCGCACTGCGCACATGGAAGCCATGCAGTGGTTACTCTTGGGTCTAAAACAATCTGCGTTCGCGAAACCCCTGAGGAGATAGAGGAGAAAATGAAACATGAAGATAGTCATCAGTAGTGGACACGGCAAGTATGTAAGAGGAGCCTCGGGCCTTATCGACGAGGTGGATGAGGCCCGTAAGGTTGTTGAGGAAGTGAGCGAGCGGCTAGCGAAGAATGGACACGAAGTAGTGGTATTTCATGACGACACATCGACGAGCCAAAACGAAAACCTCAATACCATCGTCAACTTCCACAATTCGCAAGAGCGCGACATCGATGTCTCCGTCCACTTCAATGCCTACGTCCCCACCGACGGGGGACGAGGAACGGAAGTTCTTTATGTCACTCAGGAAGATATTGCAACGCGCGTATCGCAAGCGATCGCTGCCGCCGGAGGCCTAATCAATCGTGGCGCGCACTACCGCTCCGACTTGTTCTTCCTCAATGGCACTGACGAGCCCTCAATCCTCATCGAGGTCTGCTTCGTCGACGCAGCTGCCGACGTCGAGGCTTACCAAGCCAACTTCGATGAGATCTGTAAAGCCATAGCAAATGTTGCAGGCGCACCTGAGGAATTCGATTCCGAGGTCTTGTACACCAAGGGGAAGGTTTCTTGGTTCGGAGGGCCGGAAGACGAGGGCGTCTCGCCCTCTGAAGGCCTTGCCTTTCTCTACTCAGTCGACGACAAACCAGAAGTATTTCTGGACTATCAGCCATCAGGAACTACTGGCCTTGCTCGAAGGCTCGACCCCTCAACCTTCTATATTGCGATGCGGTGGGACTATGATCAATTCTCTAAGGAAGCTCTGGCAGGCGATGCTGTCGCGGCAGTCTTTGCACCTAAGACCGGGAAGAGGGCTCTGGCTCATCCAACTGATTGGGGTCCTCATACTGATACTAATCGTGTTGCTGATATTTCGCCTGGGCTAATGGACGAACTCGGGATCTCGACTGATGATCAGGTCGAGGTTATTTATCCTGCGGCAGATAGACAACCTGATTAATCTTCTCATCCTTGCCAGCAATCCTTATTCTACGTTGTTCGATCATCAAGCGTATGACTCGCTCTTGTGAATGTGCAGGGATGAAGCGTGAGACTTGCCGAAGTAGCTTATGATGTGGCACTGGCTTGCCGTGGTTCTTTACGAACTCCTCGATCTCATCGAATGCCTTGTCATCGATGCTTGTGGAACCAGCAGAGAATATGATATGCATCTCCACTTCGTTTTCTAAAAGCCAGCGGTGTGCGCGATTGAAATCCTCAATCCCTAGCACCACGCCACCGCGGTCGATGCAGGCGATCACTGCTAGCTTCACAAGATGTGACCTACGCCGTGCTCTGTAATCCGCCAGCCTTGGGTGGCTCGGTCCATCTGTGTCCTTCAGCTCCCTCCACCTATTCAATGCAGTGTGGAACTCGCCGGTCCATGTGATTGGCCCTCTAGCCTCCCTGTGTATCACGCGAATGTCGTGCTTCAGATCATCTGACGCATCCACAATATCGTCCAACTCTAATATATCCCGCTCCTTGGAGTCGTCCGACCAAACCAAAATCACTCGCGATGTAAAGCCTTGGTCCCAAGCCCCGTCTGGAACCAGCTTCATTAGGTTTGCTGGTGTGGTGCCACAGATCACGTTAAGATTGGGCTTATCGATCTCAATGTGTAGGTTTCCGGTCCTTCGGCTTTCCGAATAATGATTTCCGTCGTAGAACTTGATGAGCCCGGCGACAAGATCCTCTTTCCAGGTTTCCATAAAAGCGCTAAGTTCGTCCACCGCCACATATAGCGTATGGTATTCGGACATAGTTCCAGCGGTCCAATCCGGGTCTGTTCGCTTCGCGTCCAAAAGACAATCAACCAGTGACGCCCGCGTAACAGATGTTGGAGAGAAGTAGAATTCTGGTATCTCACGAAGTATCTCCATCATTGCATCTATAGCTCGGGTTTTTCCTGCGGCTGCCCTGCCGACTAGGAAAACGTAAAGGTTCGGATAGAGTGGCGTGGCTAGGCTTGCCCAAACCTTACGCTCCAAGACTGCGCCCACGGCCGAGATAGCCGTCCAAGTCCTATGCCTCACTGAGGTTTCGAGGAACCTACCTGTATACTCTACGAATGACTCGATCCACGAAGGGCACCGGCGTAGTGCGCTTCCGTTTGTCGCCGGGGCGATAACTCTTGAGCCCATCAGGGTTCGTCTCTTCATCGTAACTACCCCAATTCCAACCTGTCTTTACACCGTAGGGAATGGTAAACATGCGGGCATTGGCAAGAGATAGAGGAAATTCAAGTTGCTTTCGAACCAACTCCACGACGTGGTCTTCTTCACGCTCAGGATACTGAACGAGAATGGCGTCGTGAATTTGCATAAGGATCTGGCAGGATCGCTGACGCCAAACGTTAAGCATTCCATTGTTAAGAATATCAGCAAGGGAGCCTTGAGGATCATAGGCAATTGCCTGTCGAAGTGTGCTGTCATCATTGCGCTTTCCCATGAACCAGCGCTTACGGCCGGTTAAAGAAATTAGATAGCCATCCGCAAGTAGGTCCCTACGGACGCGCTCATGCCAGCGTAGATGCGCTGGGAACAAGCGAAAATACTTCGGTTGAAACTCCTCGACTAATTTGATATCAACCTTAGCTTGAGCGGCAAGCGTTCGGGGTTTGCCACCATAGTTAGAGCCATGACCAATCTTCTTGCACATGAATCGTCGATCGTAATGTCGATAATACGCTTGTTCGGCCAACTCTCGATCTTGCCTGGCGTCTCCCGTCCAAGGAACGTCGCGCGGCCAGACGAGTCTAGCGACAGTAGTATGCAAATCTCCGGTTTCGCAGGCATCGAGGTATCTCCCATCGCCAAAGATGTTCCACTCAATGGCTCCAACACATCTGGACTCTCCTTGCTCGGCATCAAAGTAGGCGAGCTTATAACCGGGATCTGCAATGAATACAGATCGCAGGCTCTCTTCAATATTCTGGAGGTTAGTGCCGGTCCCAAATTCGCTAAAACTCGAGCTAAGTCGTCCTGTGTCTGTTCCAGCGATATTGTAGGATGTACGCATCCGTCCGTCATTGTCTATCTCCGTTTGCAAGACCGAGATCTTTTTGAATAGATCGCGGGCGAGGATGATGTGCGCGACAACTTGCTTTGCAATGAAGTAGTCTCCAATCTTTTCCAACGCAGCTCGGTCGCAGGTTGGCCTGCCACGCTTTTTAATAGCTGGTATCAGCATTCGGTTATAGAAAAGCTCAGGGAGATCCTTACTGTTTGGGTGCCAGTTAAAGTCATACATACCCCAAGCCTCGCCACAGATCTCTTCCAGGTTCTCCGAGAGGATATCTAGCTTACCGTAGTATTCGTCAATGACTTGGTCTTTACGCTCTTGATCGATAAGGACCCCTCGGCACCGCATCTCCAGCACTGGACCTTGCAGTGCTCGAGAAAAGGCATAAGTTCCTGCGGTAGTGTTATCCAGCTGTGGTAGGAGCACTTCGAGCACTTCAGCGGTAATGCAGCAGTCCATTCCATTGTAAACCCATTCACGGTGTTGGGGGCTGAGAGAGGTTGGGAGGGTGGTGGAGGTGTTGATGATTTTCATTCGTCACGCTTTATGGTTGTCATGATCTCTCTCATCTGCTTCCAACTTCCCTCATCGGTATACAAACTTCCCAAGAAGCCCAGTGACTTTAGCGACTCTGGAAACAACGCGTGGTGGAGTAACATCGTGTCATGCTCAGCCCCATAAGTCTTTATTCCTGTGGTTCGCCAGATGAATGCAATGTCGAATAGCCCATTCTGAAATACTTTGCGGATTTTTGGATCTCCAAGTATATCTCCCACAAAGTCCCAAGCTTTTCGTTCAGCCTCAGTAGTAAACCAGTAGTTTCCTCCCTTTCTTCTTCGGTCATAGAAAGGTACAACCAAAGCAAGCGATTCGGACGCGCCGAAACCAATGCATGTAATCTGTTGTCCATGTGTCTCAATGTCGACAGCAACTTGCCCGGTGATCTTAGAACGGAAGGCATCCAAGTCCTCCAACTTCGGCTCTATCCAGATTTCTCGCGAGGGCCTACGAACCTCAGGGAACCCGCTTTCGCGTCGGGCCTTATCGAGGTCCATCACTACGGTAGGTCTATCAGACCAGTTTCCGCGAGCAATGTAGGATGGATGAAATGTCGGCAGCACCTTGTACCCGGCGGCAGTGAGCGTAGAAAGCTGAGTTGTCCCTCGAAATTTGCTGATTGCAGTTCGTCCCAGCAACGCCCACATAGCAGTATTCCCCAATGCGATAATAATGTTAGGATTGCATTGCAGAATCTCTTCTCCGAGTCGGTCAAATTCGCTTGTGAATTCTTCTCTAACATAACCCCCTCCTTGGTGGCCGTATGGGTTGAGTGGTGGGTAGCCTTGCATTGCTTTTGGTTTCGGGCCGCAGAAAGCTCCTACTTTGTTTCCTGGTGGGTGGAGGTTAAAGACGTTGGTTAGAAAGCACGCGCTGCGTTCGATACTCGCCTCGCGAAGCATTCGATTTAGCTCTTGCCCTGCCCAACCCACGAATGGCGTCCTTGCACGAAGCTCATCCTCGCCCCAAGCTTCGCCAAGGATTAAGATATCCATGCTCCCTCCTGTAAGGTGCTAGGTGGTCCGGATCAGACCTTTCCCTACCGGGATCCATACCGATAGACAGGGCACCCTAGCGTGCCAACTACGCGCCGTTACTGAACCGGCGCGTAGTCGTCGATGTTAGCAAACACGCGGGTGCCATCACGTGACGTTTGGTGCGTCACGTGACCAATGAATTGGCAACCCACCGCCTCGCCAACTGCTTGGCTCACTTTCATTCCTGTGACGTCTAATCCGAGGGTGTTTTGTAGGAAGTCAGTGAGGCGATAACCAGAGTCGTTGGTGATATAGAAGGTGAGTCGGAGGCTCTTATTTTCCAACCCTCCTGCCTCTGCGAGAGCTTGCGCATCAACTGACTCCATTGCTGCAAGCGGTCGGCAGCGGTACTCGTAGAATAGGGTTTGTCTTTGCGACGACTTGTCTTGCCTCGGCTGGCCTTCGATGACGAAGGTGTAATCCCCCGGCGGGATCGGCCTCGGCGGCTCGAAGTCTGTGATTTGACGCTCAAGGATATCTTCCATTGTTGCTGGTTTAGACGCTACTTGCTTTGCCATTTAGGCTCTCCGTTGACGTAAGGGAAGTTGCTGCTGTTTGGGTTTTGGTGTGGGTGGTGTCTCCTTTGTTCTGAGGACTTTGAAGAACTCTGCTAATCCGTCCCCGATGTCGTACCTCGGCGCCATTTCGAATGGCTTTGGGTTTTTAAGCGTGACCATCGGCGTCGTCGTGGTGCGTATGCTTCGTCGTCCTGCGTTGTCGACTTCGCAGAGGGCGACGGAGTTGAAGTACCGCGGGATGATAGGGCTGAGCGCAGATCCCACAGCTGTAGGGTATCCCTTCCTTGTGCCATCGGGGTTATCCACGTACTTGACATGGGCGATGATAATGACGTTGGTTTCGTACTTGACTCCTGTGAGGAGATCGAGGACTTTCTCGATTGCGTCTTGAGCGATCCCATAGGTAGCTCGTTTGTCATACGACCCTCGCTCAGACTTGGGGGTAAGAGGCTCAGCCCAAGCGAATGCAGCATCGGAGAGGAAAGTGAGCGAGTCGACCACAAGTATACAGTCTGGTCCCCACTCCCATGGATGGCCCAAATCGATATCGTCGTACTTCCAATGGTCAAGCATTCGTAGGGCGTCCACGAAAGCTCTTGGAGCGCCTTGGATCTTCGGTCCCTCTGGCGAAGCGCGATACGTATCTCGTAAGGTCCGATATTCCACGTTCCCGAGAAAGTCTGGGCATTCCTTCGCCACATACGTTTTGAGCGTTTCGAGTCCATTGTCCATGTCCAATATTCGGAGTTTGTAGCCTGCGCAGACCAAGGGCGTAAGCGAGCCGGTTTTGCCGGTGCCTGCGTCCCCAAGGATTATCAACTTCGTAAAGTCATTGGAGTGATGTTGTGCCAGGCTGGTCATGTGCCCATAGCTCCGTGTATATGGAAAGGACGTCGCCGACTTGAACGTCTGGCTTGAAGGATAGGTCGGCTTCTATCTTCATGCCTTTTGGCGAGATGGCCAAGAACTTAATACCTGTCGCACCGCTTGCCACGTGGGTGACTTGGCATTTATCTAGTAGAACCTTATATCTTATCTTGTTCGGAGTGGATTCCATCGGTCCTCCTTCGGAAGTTTGATGAAGTTGCCTTCGAGAAAGCGCTCTCGCTGCGAAGGCGATTTATTGCAGATCTCGCGTAGCTTGCAGCCACCGTACATTGTGCAGGCGGTATCGTTGCGAGGCCAATAGTTTGCTCTGGCGTAGCTATCTGCCTGGGCCAGCCAGAACTTCAGATCCACCAGCCACTCCTGTAGCTGTTCCTCGGTGCGGTAAGTGAAGCGCCGGTTGAACAACGTCTGGTCCGCCTTGATCTGCATTGCGTCAATAATAACGCCTTTGACTGGCGAGTGAATGACAATCTGTGATGACATTGTGTAGATGGTCATCTGATTGTTTGGCTCGAACTGCTGGAAGTAGTAGTCCGTAAGGGCCATGCTAGTGGACTTCCTGTCCATGACAAACAGATCGTTGCTACCACGAGGATAGCGCACAATGCGATCAAGATGACCACATAGCATGTAAGGAGTGCTTGACCCACGCGGTCCGTAGTCTAGATCCCACTTGAAGCTGACTTCGATTGCTGGCTTCCCATCGGAGAGGGTGTAGGTTTCAGCGGGATCGTTTTTGAATCTGTCGAGATACCAAATGACCGATCGAACCAACGTGTCCTTATTCTTAGTCTGATACGCCTTCGTGGCGATGTCAGGCTCCCATGCAAAGATTCTCCGGAGTAGTCGATCCACTGTACCATCCACCGCGTCGTCATGCTCAACTCCGCCCTGCCTAAGAAGTTCATAATCGTGTAGGCTCTGATGCACTTCCGTCCCGAATCGTAGGTGAATATTCTCATCACGAGTGGTGTATCCCTCTATGTGGATCATGTAGTAGTAGTAGGCGCATTTCTTCAGGTCACCGAGTGCGGTGGAATCCCAAGCGTATTGTATGTTGGTTGAGGGGAGAAACTGTGAATCCATTAGACGCGCCTCTTGAATGTTGGGCGTGGGAGGATGGGCTTGATTTCCAAGCGGGGTCCTGCCTCTAGGACCTTCTTTGGCTTCACGCCTCGTTCGATCTTGTCGCGGTAGACGCGGTGGTATTCAATGAGCTTGCTACGATCGGCCTTAGAGAGTTGGAGTGGGTCGGTGTTCATGATCTCGTCTATTTCATTCGGCATTAGGAGACTCCAGTTGGCGATAGATGTAATCGTGTACTAGGTCGCGGACTTTGGTGGACCATCCAGTTCCGCAGTTGCGCCTGAGCCACTCAACGTCGGCGGTGAAAAGGTTTAGTGTTACCTTGGTCAGTGGGTCCGTTGCTAGATACGACATTATCAAGATCCTCTATTACGAGTGGTGCTTTGCGTGCAGCGATGTAGATCCACCGCGCGCCCTTGGCGCTTTTTATTGATACGACCAGTTTGTCATAGACTGACTTGCCATACTCTGGATGGCCCGGCTCATAACGCTCCCTGCTTTCATCTCTCGACAGCTGGCGGGCACGGTGTAGACGGACGCGCCATTGTTCTGCCACATCATCGTCCTCAATGACAAATCGGACGCCGGTGTTGGACTCTAATGCCCGATCAAGAAGGTCGTAGCAATCCTCATAGGCGTATCTAGAGGCTGACGTGCTCATTTTATCTCCATCTTGCTATACGCATCGAGTGCCACCAGCGCCATCACAGGTGCGAATAGGATGACTGGTAGCCAATCACCCTCTCGTGCGAAGAAGATTAGGAAGCAGCCACCGAAGATAATTGCAATGCCGGTCATTTTATCTCCTTGCTGTCGATCTCATATAGCGTGTCCTTCGATCGTGTGGAGATGACGTACTTGAGATTGTCCTCCTGTTCTCCGGATTTGATGATCCAAGGATCAAGGTGATATACCGTGTCCCATTCCAGTCCCTTAGCCTTATGTCCTGTAATGAGGGTGAGCTTTCCTTGCTGTTTGAATAGATGCTGAGCATAATCGCATGCTTGCCCCAGCGTCTCGCCATAATCCGCAAAGATCCGCATACAATCCGCGACGTCGTCGGCGGTTGTTGATCTCTTTTCAAG